ATAACCACCTGTTCTAGCCATTACTTCTTTTTGTGAGTTAGCATAAGCTATTACATCATCACAAAATTTTGGTGTTAATGCTGATTTAAAATACCAATAATAATTAGATATATTCATAAGTAATTTTTAAAATTAAATTTAACTTATCTTTCTGATTATTAGTTATAACATATTGTTGAGTGCTAGGAAAAATTATAAATTCATTATCATTTAATTTTATATCCCAACTTCTATTTTTTCTTCTATTATCATCATAATATATTTTAATCGAACAATTATTTAAACTTACACCATACAACATGGTATAGTCAGGAGAGTTCCTTAAATCTAATTCATCAATATCTTTTTCAGGGTAAGATACTTCATTCGGTTTAAACATATACCCAGTAGTAAGTTTATTAATTAAATTAAATTTATATTCTACTCTTATATGTTCATTTAAGTATGTATTTAATTTATCCCACTCCCTAGAAAAAGGAAATGGACAATCATTCAAATTATGTTTTATTATATCGTTTTGTAATATATCCTTTTTAATTTCAAAACCTTTCGGCATTAAAATTTTACCTGAATATAAATCTATTTTTGATAAAATGTTTTTTTCAATGTCCACCATACATTAAACTTTCTATACTATGCTAATTCGTCTGTCAAATCCCATGCAGTTGTACTTTCATTCCAATGGTAAACCCATTTATGAGTACCAGCTTCATTTTGTGAAGTTTTAGTTGCAGTTAAATCTGGAGCATCTCCTATTGGAGAGTTCCACTGTGCAGTTGTAAGGTTTTTAACCCAACTAGGATAAGGTTGTTTTTGCCAAAAAATATTATTATCTTCGTCCCAAATATAACCTATACCTGCATAATTTCCTCTAAATGCTTTTGAATTATCGCCTGATGAATGTGTGTTTGATGATGTATTATATGAAGTTTGTATCCACATTTGGGCTGGCCAGTTATTGTGTTGTTCTAACCATTGTTGTCCATTAGCTTCTACTTCATTACCATCAGCATCTTTCATTACTTCATTATCCAAAGTAGTCACTTGAATAACTTTACCATTCATTCCGATTTTTGCAAAATGTGCCATAATTATTTTCTCCTTATCATATTTTTAATTTTAATTCAATATATTTAAATCTAGTAATTTATTATATTATGCTGTTGTTTTATATCTTATTATAACGATACCAGAACCACCTGAACCTGCAGTTCCTCCTGGTTCTGCATTTCCGCCTGCTCCTCCTCCAGTATTTGCTGTTCCATTAAGACCAGCTTCTGTATTTCCTGGACCACCTTGAACTCCATTTGCTCCACCACCTACTCCACCATTTCCTTTTGTTCCTGGACCAGAGCCTCCTCCACCACCCCCAGCGAAAGATGTTGATGAACCATTAATTTCTGTCGTTGCACCAGCACCACCATGACCACCATTAGTTGGACTTGGACCCTGTGCACCTGCAACAGTTGCACCTCCTCCTCCACTTCCTGCTGAACCTGAAAGTGCGTTTGCTCCATTAGTTCCTTGTGCTGGAGTTGTAGGTGGAGTATTTCCACTTCCTCCTGGTTGAGAGTTTGCTCCTCCGCCACCAGAACCTCCACTACCTGCGGCTGAAGTTGGTGGTTGTCCTGCTGGGTTATCATTTCTTCCGAAACCACCCCCTGCTGAAGTTATTCCAAAACCACTTGAATTAGAACCATTTGATGAAGCTGTTGTATTTTGTGTTGTACCTGCACCTCCTGCCCCAACAACTATTGGGTAAGATTGTGCTGTCACTGTAATTCTGTTCGGTGCAGTAGGATATCCATCTAAAGGACTAGCAGTATAAGGTGTTGATGGAGATTTAACTTCTCTAAATCCTCCTGCGCCTGCACCTCCTGCTCTACATTTTCCTCCACCTCCTCCACCTGCTACTATCATATATGAAATTACATTGTTCGCCGCACATACACCTGTTGCCGAAACTACGAAATTTCCTGGAGCAGTAAAAGTATGGATTGTATCATTTCCTGAAGTCGTTTTTGTTCCACCACTTGCATCTATAAAAGCATTTCCTGAAATATTTTCACTTGAATCAGAAGTTGTTATCCAACCCTCTGTATCATCAACATAAACTAAAGTCACAGATTGTCCTTCAGTTGAAAGAGTGACATCAAGAGTTTCTCCACCTATTTTTTGTGAACCATTAGCCGCAATAGTACAAGCATTCGTTTGAAAAGAACCTAAATAATCTGCTACCGATACGATTGAACCTGCACTCCCTGCTGGTAAATTTACAGTCACTACACCTCCACTTGTATCTACAAAATATCCCTCTCCATTAGCCGCAGTAAAAGTTGATGTTTTTTTAGTTGTTTGCCAATCAACAGTTCCTGTTCTACCAAATCCTGATTGAGTTGCACCTGATCCTAATGTGACTGCTGTTCCACATCCTCCTAATGTAAGAGTTGAACCACTTGCTTTTTTAATTGCATTTACTTTTATTTCACTTGTCATAAATTTTTATCCTATGCTATTTTATATCTTATAATAACTAAACCTGATCCTCCTGCTCCACCTGTATGTCCACCTCCACCACCTCCACCAGTGTTGACAGTTCCTGCACCACCAGCAGAACTACTTGGTAAAGCTGTTCCTGTTCCGCCACCAGCAGATGCAGAACCATTAGGAAAACCAGATGATGATCCTCCTCCTGCTCTTGCTACTGGAGAATTATTAATACTTGAAGTCACTCCTGCTCCTCCATCTCCGCCATCATCTCCTGGACCAGCACCATCTCCTGCACCACCAGCACCTCCTCCGCCACCTCCTGCGTTATCTGGACTTTGTGGATTCGGACCAGCTGGCGAACCACCTGAACCTCCATTTTGACCTTGTGGCGGACTAACTGGTGGAGTATTCCCTGAACCACCTGCGGCTGGGATTCCTCCTCCACCTCTTCCACCACCTCCTGATCCTCCTGAACCAGCACCTCCTGAAGTGTTCCCTTGACCTGGACCACCTCCTGCTGATGATATAGATAAACCACTTGATGTTGAACCTTGTGCGCCATTTCCTGGAGGAGAACCTCCAGCACCACCTGCACCAACTACTATCGGATATGTTTGTGCTGTGACTGTAATTCCTGTTGTGACTGCTAATGGACTTGCAGTATATGGAGTAATAGGTGCAGTTCTTCCCTCTCGGAAACCTCCTGCTCCACCTCCTCCTCCTGAATCTCCGCCAGAGCCACCACCTCCGCCTCCACCACCACCTGCTATTACCATATAAGCAACTGCATTATTTGCAGGTGTTGAACTAACATTACAAACTACAAAATTTCCTGGACTTGTAAATGTATGTATTCTGCATGTAGGAGTATTAGAAATCGTACCTCCTGTTGCAACTATAAAAGGTGGTGCTCCTGTGACAGAGTTTGATGTTTCTTGAACATTAATCCAACCATTTGTTGAATCAACATAAACAAAAGTTGCTGATTGACCAATAGTATTTAAATTAGCATCTTCTGCAACACCACCAATTTTTTCAGAACCATTAGGACTGATTGTTAATTTATTTGTTGCAAATTTTCTAGCATAGTCAGAAACTGAAATGATAGCTCCAGCACTTCCTGCAGGAAGATTTACTGTAAAAGTTCCTCCAGTAGTATTACAAAAATATCCTTCTCCTGAAACTGCTGTAAATGTTGCTGTTTTAATACTTCCTGTTTGCCAATTTACTGCACCCTCTCTACCCATTCCTGTTGTAGATGCACCTGAAGCGATTGCTACTGTCTTACCACTTTCTCCAAGTGTTAATGTAGAACCACATTTGACTGTTAATGTATTTGCTTTTATTGTACTCATAAATTTTTACCTTAATTTTGAAACTTGTATTTTATAATGACGATACCACTTCCACCAGCACCTGAAACTGAACCAGCTGTTGGTGCACCACCACCTCCTCCACCTGTGTTTGTACCACCAGCTCCTGCAGTTGAACCTGGACCATGTGATCCGATTCCACCTCCTCCTGGAGCACTTGGTGTTGATGAACCTGTACCTGGACCATCATCATTGGCACCTCCGCCACCTCCACCTGCATAAAATCCTGCTGGTGTTCCACCTAAAGGTGCTGGAAAACTTGGAGATACATCTGTACCATTTCCTCCATTTCCTCCTGCTTTTCCAGGACTTCCATTTCCTGTTCCTGCTGAACCTACTGCCCCATGACCACCTCCACCTGATCCTGCGTTAAAATTAGGTTGTGTAGCATTTGATCCGCCATTATTTCCTTGAGGTGGACTTACTGGGGGAGTATTTCCTGCTCCGCCATTAGTTGCGGTACCACCATTTCCTCCTCCTCCACCACCTGAACCTCCTGCATGTCCATCTCTTCCAGGAGAACCTGATGCTGTACCTCCAGCACCTCCTCCAGCAGAAACGACTGTTGAAAAACTTGAAGTTCCTCCATCTGTCGAACAGTTGCTTGAACCACCTGTTCCTCCTGCTCCTACTGTGATTGGATAACCTATTGCTTCAATTGGTAATGTTCCTAAATTTCTTAAACCACCAGCACCACCTCCACCTCCGCCATTATAAGTTCCACCACCTCCGCCAGCTACTACTAACGATTGTACTGTGTTTGAACCTTTGGCATTTCCTGTTGCGCTAATTGTAAATGTTCCTGGACTTGTAAATTTATGATATTTAAAATCTCCTATGGTACAAGTAGAATTACCACCTGATGCCGCAACATATGCGGCAGTTTCTCCAAACTCTGTATCTTCTGCATTTTGTGTATTAATCCACCCTTTAGTTGAATCAACATATACCAAAGTTAGTGCTTGTCCATTTGTAGCTAAAATTATTGTTTCAGCAACTCCACCGATTTTCTCTGAACCATTTGGTGCTATCGTAAAATTATAAGTAGCAAAATTTCTTGAATAGTCTGCGAAAGAAATAATTGCTCCAGCAGAACCTGCAGGCAAGTTG